ACAGCACCTGCAGGTTGCCCCAAGTCTTCGCCAGAACCTTCTGCAGGGTGTCAGCGCCGACCACAGTGCCTTCGATCTGGGTCAGGTAGCCGAAGAAGTCAGAACGAATGCCGGTCTGCACATCCAGCAGCAGCTTGGCATCGGTCGCATTGACCGCTTCGGCGTAGCCGCTCTTCAGGATGCTTTCGGCGGTAGACGCCTTGCGCCACTTCTTCAGGGTGATCTCGCCGATCTGGTACTTGTCGCGCTGGTACTGGCTCAGCGGGATGATCTCGCCCTCCGGGACGATGCCGTTCTGAAGCGTGCCGGAGGTCTTGTAGTAGTACATCGCCGTGCCGTCGATCATCGGGATTTTCCGGGTCACGCCCAGAGCCTCGATCAACTTGCGCAGGATGGTGCCGGTGAACCGCAAAGTGAAATCCACTTCACGGACTTTCGCCATCTGCTGCGTAGTGATGACATTGGTTTCGGCAGCAGTCGTAACGTTGCTTGCCATGATTATCACTCCTTATCTGATACCGAACAGCTCGCGGTTCTCAGCGATTGCCCGCTGACGCTCCGCCGTGTCCTTGATAGCCAGAATTTCCTCTCTGGTCTTGCCGCCATGCGTGCCGCTGCCCGACGGCGGTGTTGCTACTTGCGCTCCTTTTGTGCCTGTGGACTGAATGAAAGCACTCCACTCGCTCTTGATGGACTCGGTCAGCTTGTCCGCGTCCTTGAGATGCCCATTCTCGTCCAGCTCCATGCCGGACATATCGGTCACCCGCAGAATCGCGTCGATGCGCTTGCCATCAATCTGCGCTTCTTTGAGGAGCTGCGTATACGCCGCTTTGACCTTCTCCAGCTTTTCACGGCTGGCGGCTTCGCTCTTGTAGTCGTCGAACGACTTCTTCAGCGCGGTATACTTGCTCTTCCAGTCCTCGCCGCCCTGCAGCTCGTCCACTTTCTTCTGGAGTTCCGCTGCGGCGCTGGCTTTCTCGGTCAGGTCTGTGATGGTCGCCTTCATGCCGTCTGTCACATCGGTATGAGCCTCCATCACCGCGTCGATCTGATCGTCGGTCAGACCCAATCCTTTCAGGTACTTCCTCGTGAATGCCATGTTGCACTTTCCTTTCTTCGGGGCGGTTTCTTTCGCCCGTGCATCAAAATAGCGGGCAAGTTCTTCTGCCAGCATGGTATGAAAAAACAGCCGGTCTCCCAGCTGTCTCTCATCAGGGTTTGGATAGCTCCGCCTTGAGCACCGCTTTGTACTGCTCCTTGTGGTTCTCAATCGCAGGCCGGAGATACGGTCGCGGCTTCATGCCCTCGAACGTGCCGTGACCGCCGGATTTCTCGTAATTGCGCCCGGTGCCAAGCTCCACATACGGCGCGTATTCCATCGCGCTTCCGACAGTCACGACCACGGAGGAGCCTTCGTCTCGTACCTTGTACGTGATGCTGTTTCGCAGGTGACCTGTTCTGACATAGTTCGGACTTTCTGGCGTGTCGTAGACCACCCGCGTGATCTCTTGCTTCGCGTAGCTCTCAGCCATGCCGCCTATGATCTCCGCTGCGCGGTGCAGGCCGTCCGTTGTCTGGCCGAGAACGTTCGAGAGGTTGCTTTCGAAGCTCATGCGCAGTCACCTCACTTTACGATTATTGTTGCAAGCACAACAATAACGATACCGCCATCTTCGGTTTCGCGCTTTTCAATACCGTCGATTCTATAGGTCAATCCTCTTTCAAGCAATACTTCCTGTTGTTCCTCTTCATCAACCTCGAAGAAATGCGAAACATCAAAGCCGCGAACACCGTCAGACACATTGAAATCAAGAACAATTCCCTTTGTCGAGCCTGTGTAATCTCCCCATTCGTATGCGACGCTTGAATCACGTGTTGTGGACATAAACCCTTTTTCCGTGATCTCCGTCCCGATTGCTCTTTTTGCTCTTTCAAGGGCTTTTGCAGCTGGTGCAGAATGATCTCCGTAAACAATTGCGCCGCGAAGGTTCTCAAACTCTATATCTGACATCCTCCCAAACACGGCTTGCGCATCTACAGAACGATACAACTTCTTGTCCTGTACGACCGCTTTTGTTGTCGCAGAATCAAGCGCTGCAAGCATCTCCATTTCGTTGCTGCTCAATGCGCCGAAATCAGTTGGGTCTCGAAGATACTGATTAATCCACATGGTTTCGCCGGAAGCATACGCCTCGACCGCCGCTTTTTCATCATCGCTATATACGGGGGCTTCCTGTTTCTGTTCTTCTTGTACAGCAACAGGCTCTTGTGACTTTATATCAGCAGCATCTTCCTGCGGTTCTTCCTCCCGCTTCCCTTTCTTTTCCTCCAGCCACTTCTCATAGCTTTCTGTCTTCTCGCCCTGGTGCTCCGCCTGATGCTCTGGGTACACATAGATCATGGTGCACCGGCAGTTGTACACCAGCTCCGGCGGAGCCAGCGGGTCGCCTGGATACGCAATGTGCATATCCCCGACCGTGAAGTCATCGTCCACATCGCGCTCCTGCCCATCGAGGTACGCGTGCGTATCGCGGACGCGTGCGTCATGCGCGGCGAGCCACTTCTTCTTCACCCGGATGCCCATCTGCTGCGTATCGTGCAGGCGCTCGATGCGCCCGGCATTCTGCGCCCCGGTCATGGCTGTGCGGGCGAAGAGAACCATCTTGTCGCCGTTGCTGGTCGCCAGCTGCTGCCCCAGCTCATCCGCTATGTCCGGGATGGGCTTGCCCTGTATGATGGCTCTTGTCAGCGTACTGCGCACGCGCTCCTCGTTCCACGTGTAGTCCTTCTTTTCGTTGATCTTCCACTCCGGGAGCATCTGCGGATTCGTCCGCATGAGCCGATCAACCGTCTTCGCGTCGTACAAGTGGAAGTCTACCGCCGCGCCGAGCCTGCCCTCCAGCTGGTACGCAGCGAAATTCGCGCTCTCCGTGAACACATCGCGCACCGTGCCACGCATGAGCTGCCGCGCTTTCTCGTCTGCGTCGGTGTACACCCGGACGATGTCATCGAGCTTATCCTGCCACTGCTTGCCGATGAACACCTGACCTTGGAGCCACGCCTGATAGTCCGCCATGCTGATCTCGCCAGCGTTGACCTGCTGGAGGAGCTTCGCGGCCTTTGCTTTGTGCTTCGCCGTGAACTCCGTGATCTGCCGCCGAACCTCCTGCGCGGCCTGCTTGTACGTATCGGCAATCTTTCGTGCGTATGCGGCCTCCTGCTGGTCGGTGTACCGGTCAATGTGGTCAGGCATTCAGTACACCTCCATACCGACGTTAGAACACGCCCTGCGCTTCAAAGCCATCCGGCTCGAACCGCTCCTGGTTCTGCTGCCCCTTGCGGGCGAGGATATCCGGGATTTCGTCCACGCTGATGTTCGGGAGCTTGTTCAGGATGGTCTCATCGTCGAGGTACTGCGCCTCCATTGCGACCATCTGCACCTGCTCCATCTGGTTGCTGATGCGGTTGCGTTTGAACACCGGCGTGTCCTCGATGCCGATGAGCGCCAGAATCTGCTGAACGAACTTGATGATCTGGTACTCGAAGTCATCCGCTTCCTCGTCCAGTGGCTGGTACGCCGCCGCGATGTGGTCGTTCGTCGCGCCAGCTGCGACGGTGTGCACATCCAGCCCGCCAAAGTCCTCGTAGATGCCCGCCCGGATGCTGTCCAGATAGGTCTGCCGCGCCTGGAATGGAATCTCCTGCGTGTACGGTGTCACCGCGCTGTTGTCCGTGTCAGCGACCGCGATGTGCTGAATCTTGAGCCTGTCCCTGAAGCGTGCCAGCTCGGCCTCGGTCATGCCGGAACAGTTGCTCAGAATCCAGTAAATCTGCGCACAGTCCGTCAGGTCGTTGGCAAAGCCGCTGCGGATGAGGTCGAAGGAGTCAATCGCCCGCTGTACGCCGACCAGTGTGGACTGGCGGAGCTTCGAACCCCACAACGGCACAATGGGCAGCGAGCCGTAATTCTCGCCGCCGATGATCTCCGCGCCGCCCGCGTCCGTGTACGTGTACACCTGCTTGTATGCTGTCTTCTCCTGCACGACCTCAAGGTTCAGCCTGCCGCCACCGCGCTGACCCTGATACTTGGTGTACCCGTCCGGCTCGTACAGGATCGCCGTCATGCGCTTATCCGGCGTCAGCTGCCAGAACCGAATGCCAGCCATCAGCGCGCCCGTCTCCTCGTCCCACAGCGGGACGAACTCCGTCAGCGGGAACACATACAGCCTGTCCAGATTCCAGAACCCGAAGCACACGCCATGAATCAGCGATTTGTACGCCGCGTCCTTGAGCGCTGTGTCAAAGTCAACGCCCAGCTTGTCCTTCGTGTCACCGGTGAAGCTCACGCCGTTGCCCAGCGAATACATACAGCGCTGCGTGTTCAGCCGGTGGAAGAAGTTGCTGGCAATCCGGTTGTTCGCAGCTGTGAAATCCTGCACCTCCGCGCCCGTGCCGGTGTAGATCGTGCGCACATAGTTGTAAATCGTCGTGTTGCGCTGGTGGTCGTACTCATCCGCCTCCCGCGCAATACGGAAATCCTCGGAGGCGATGTGCTGCGTGATCGCCTTGCCGATGAAACCCAGCACATCGGACTGCGAATCGAGGAAGTCCTGATATGTCAGCATCTTGCATCATCCTCCAAACGGTGATTTGTACTCCGTCAGCGCCCGACGGTCGAATATCCGGCAGACGCAGGATGCGCTGTCTGGTGCATCATCATGCTCCGCGTCCTCGGTGTAGTTCATGATCTGGCGGATGTACTCCGGGTCTGTACCTTGCAGCCAGATGATGTCTCCCCACCATTTGCGCAGGTACTGACTGATCTTCTGGTACTTGTTCTCCTTCTCGTGGTACACCCTGACCGGGAGGTCGGCCTTTCTCCGCCTGATCTCCTTGGACAGGAAGCCCTTGTCTGCGTTGTCCTCGCAATACACCGGCGCGACCTGCAGCCGCTCCACCTCCGCGAGGATGGTCTCAATGACCATGTCCACATGGCTGTGCCACATCCTGCCGTACATGTACAGCTTGTTTTCGATGCGCTTGCCGCAGGTGAAGGCCGTGTAGTCCTCGCCGCCGTATGCCGCGTCAATGTGCGCGATGCCGTCCCGGAGGAAGGTCTCGTCCTTCGTGTATGTTGGAGCCGTCGTGAACAGCGCATTCTCCGCCGCAATGTGCTGTAGCTCATAGTTGGCTGCGAACAGCGACGGAGCCATGCTGTGCCGGAGCGTCTCAATCTGCTCTTGAGACAGCAGCCCGGTGTGGTAGCAGTCCCACTTCTGCGGAGCGGGCATCAGCGTGAAAGCATCATCTGGATGCCACGGCGTGCCGGTGTTAATGATGCGCCCGCCCGGATTGCGGATGTTCTGCAGCTCTTGGTAGATCGCCTTGGTGCGGTCTC